GTCTAAACCTGTCTGAACCTTATCGGCTTCTGCGGATACCACATCGGCATTCGTAAGGACAACATCAGCATGTGTAGTGACTACATCAGCATGGGTCAACACAACATCTGCATTCGTTAAGACTAAGTCTGCTGCAGTATCTGTGGTATCCTGATTGGTTGCCACAAGGTCTGCTGCAGTATCTATAGTGTCTTGGTTGGTTGCCACAAGGTCTGCTGCTACTGCTATACGGTCTAAGCCTGTCTGTACTTTGTCAGCTTCAGCGGAGACCACATCAGCGTTAGTGCTTACAACGTCAGCATGTGTATAAACTACATCTTGGTTCGTATAGACTACATCTTGGTTCGTAGCTACTCGGTCTAAACCTGTCTGTACTTTGTCAGCCTCTGCACTCACAACGTCTGCGTTAGTCAATACTACGTCAGCGTTAGTAGCCACACGATCTAGCCCGGTCTGCACCTTGTCGGCTTCTGCAGAGATAACATCAGCATGTGTGAGTAACACATCAGCGTTAGTTGATATCTTATCAAGACCCGTCTGAACCTTATCGGCTTCTGCGGATACTACGTCAGCGTTGGTTAACACTAAATCAGCTGCAACAGCTATGCGGTCTAAACCTGTTTGCACTTTGTCTGCTTCTGCCAACACTACGTCAGCATGGGTTAAGACTACGTCTGCATGTGTAAGCACTACATCAGCGTTAGTCAAGACTAGATCATCTGCTACTGCAATCCGATCTAAGCCTGTCTGTACCTTGTCAGCTTCTGCAGACACGACATCTGCATGGGTTAGCACAACATCAGCGTTAGTCAAAACTAAGTCTGCTGCGGTGTCTACTGCTGCTTGTTCTGCTAACAGCTTAGCTGCAATAGCTAGGTTAGCTGCGGATAGTGAGGTAGCATACTCACCAACCGTTGAGTTGTTAAAAGAACCACCTTCGGATGGCTTATCTACCAAACCAGCTTGTTCAACTCCGGAACTAAACGGGATCGGGGTACTACCTGATTCATTAGGTGTATATGTAATAGCCATCTATGTGGTCTCCTTAAAGTAACTCAGACACTTCATAAGTGACTGTATTAGAAGCCCCAGAAACTCTACGTTTCTTCTCTTCACGATTTAATTCATCAATAGCCTGCATCTGCTTATTGAGGTACTTAGCTGCTTGTTCATCACTGCCTAGGTATTCAAAGGCGTGATGTAATGCGCCCCAAAGGACCATACGTTCGTTGTCATCACGTAACCAGTTGTACACTTCGTTACCTATGTACCATACACCAGAGATCTCAACAGCTCCTGAGACACCCGAGTTAGATACAGTTGTATTACCTATGGCAACGTTATTAGCGTTGACAACATAGACTGCATCCATATCAAACAGTCTGCGGTAGTAGTGTAGTTCGTATACGTCACCTACAGCGGCTGCTGGGTAGAACTCTAAGTTCTGTCCCTTACGTGTGAAGGATCCCTCACCTCGGGTTGTGTACTTGTCTGTGAAGGACTGCATGTCCATCTTTTGATCAAAGACCAAAGAGTTACCTGCGGTATCCTTAACCTTGAACATAATTAGTTCAGTTACGTCAGGCGGTAGTTGCAAGGAGTCTTCACCTGCAACAGTGATAGCTGCGTACTGATATGTATACTCCAAGGGAGGGATGCGTAGTTCTCTGTAACATAGGTCTGCTGAGTAATCTATAAAATCAGAGATGATAGCATCAGATAGAACTGTGCTGTCTCTGTTTGCCCAGTCACGGATCTTTGCGACTAATGCATCATACTTTGGAGTTGACATTTATTATATCCTCTATTGTCTCCGAGTCTGACCATGCGTAAGCAGATCTGGGTACTCTGAGATTATAATCTTTTTAAGTTTACTGACTAACTGTTTATCACCCATGAAATCCTGAGCGTTAATGTCAATCTTATACTTAGTTAATATATCAATTGCAACGATATCTGGTATCACTGCGAATGATCGGTAATGACTAGCTGCACCAGTGGCATCATAGATGTCCCTCGATTCCTTTGCGTAGTCACGGTATGCGTTAACGTCTTGAGACAGAGTGAAATGACTCTGGTCTGTTACCACGTTAAAACTATGTTCGTTATCTGTCTGAGACTTGAAGCTCATTAGATGGTGTCCTCCTGTGAAAAAAGAGGGGTCCCTTTGGAGGACCCCTTTGTGTAGCTTAGTGTTTAACCAGCTAAACCAACGATCAAGCCACAACCAGTTGGGTTGCGAACTTCTAGAGAACATTCCTCTACGATCTGACCAATAGTACTGTCACCAGCTTGACCAACTTCAGTCTCATGAAGAGCACGAAGGGTAGCGATGTTGTACCACTGTGGATCATATACTAGTGCAGAGAAATCTGCTGCGTTAGTAGTAGCGCCAGAGCCAGTGTTATGAGCTAAGCCCATTACGTAGTTAGGAACGATCTTGATAGTACCGAAGTCACTATCATAAAGTTCAACTGATTGACGAAGCTTACCGCTGTCATCGATGTTACGAGATACGTTAGAACCAGCAGCTTGTGCCTTAGAAGAGAACTTACGCTTGTTCGCAGGTGAAGTCATCATTACAGTGGCTTTACCACCTTCCTGATAAATAGTCTGCATTGCATCATCAACGTTGCTTAGCTCAAGTGCAGCCAAGTTAGCATCAGAAGCGCCACGAGCGATAGTACCGATAGTACCAATACCCTTAGTTGAAGGTGCAGTGTATGCACCAGCAGTGCCAGCGTTAACAACGTTTACGTTGGTAAATGCCTGATAGCCACCCATAGTACGAGTGCCTGAACCGTTAGAACCGTTCCAGCTGTGTACTAGGTCATGCTCAACGTCACGACGAAGCTCAGTGCCACGCTTCTTCAACTGGTATGCGTACTCGTCTGCAACGCCAGCTTGATCAACTGCTCGCTTAGAACCAGATACTTCAACAGTCTTAGAGTTGATCTGAGTGTAGTTACCTAAACGTGTACGTACAGGCTCAGCAGACTGTGCTGCGTGAGTAGTAGCGTAAGAAGAACCTTCAGCAACTTGGTTAGAACCCGGTGCTGCTAGCTCGTCAGTAGTCCATTCGTGAAGGATACCTTTAGACTTAGTCTTGCCGATAGATGAATAAAAAGGTGTCTCGTCACGAGTGATCATGCTAATAAAGTTAGCTAAGTCTTCGCGTTCTGATACGCCTACGCCTGATGTGCCAGCTGCCGCTTTTGGGCCAGCTGTTTGGAAGTTACGTCCTGCCATGATAAATATTCCTTATAAAATAAAGTAAAAGTTAAAGGATTAGCTGAACTTGGAAAGGTTCTTGAGGAAAGATAATTGATCTGCCTCGGAACCAGTGCCTGTTAGGACTTTGTTACGAACCGCAGTAGTTGCCTTTGCTTGCTGAGAATTCCTAGTGGGGCCTTTCTTGATAGGTGCAGATTTAGCTTTAGGCGTTGCCTTACGCTTAACTGCTCCCTTAGTGGCCTTGTGCTTCAGCTTCCGGTAGTCATCAATAAACTTGATAACATTAGCGTCTGCAATAGTTGATAGGAGTTCCTGAGGGATCCCTTCTTCTACTGCAAAGGCCTGAATAGCTGCTGCATCTTCTTGGAATGATGGTACAAGCGTTGCAATATCAGCACTAAACTTAGTCGAGAGTTCCTGTTGACGGAGAGCAAGCTGAGCTTGTTGTTTCTCCTGTACAGCAGTAGCCACACCTTCACGCTTCTTACGGGCGTTCCAGTAGGCATCTTGAGCAGTCTCACGCTGATCTTTTAGTTCTGAGAGTTCATAAGTGTTACCTTCTTTACGGGCTTCCTTAATCTTCTCATCAAAGTCATGGTACTCAGCTGCAAGTGTGTTCTCCTCTTGTTGGAGTTGTTCTTGCAGTAATGTAGCCATTCCTGTTAGTTCTGTTAGTTTGGAACTCTGTTCAGTCTCAAACTCTTTCCGTTGTTCACTAATCTTGTTTCCCTTTTTAGACAAGCTTTGATCAGTTGCATAACCTTTACGGAGCTCTTCAAGAGTTAAGTGTTGCTCAACTCCATCGATCTTAACCGGAACCTTATAGTCCCAATCAATATCCTCTTCTGTGAGTAAGTCAGTGTCTTGGGTAGATTCATCATCATCCTCTTCACCATCTTCTTCATCTGAAGTGTTATCATCTTGATCGTCTGTTTCGTCTTCCTCTGTATCGTCTTCAGCGGGTACTTCATCTACAGAATCTTCCGGGTCAAGTTCTACATCGTCTTCTGGTAGATCAATCTCAATACCTAAATGTTTGGCCATTGGCCCCATCGGTACTGGAATGTCATCAAAACTCTGTGATTGTTGACCAGCATTGAAAGCAGCGTCATCTCCTGCGGAGGTAGATGCTGTAATGTTTTCGTTGCTCATAATTTATTATCCCTTATAGTCCTCATTTACTAGTCTTACTCTTGGCCTTAACTGCAACAGGTTTGTTGTCGATATGGCCTACGATCTTATCTTGCACGAAGGTAAGTGCAGATGACATTGCTTGTAGGGTACCAGCATGTAATCGGCTCTTCTCGTTCCCTCGGCCCATCTCTCGGACTAAGGATACCTGTGATCGTTGTAAATCTAACTCAGCTCTATGGAGTTCTTCTAGTGTATTAGTTGGAATCATTATCTTGTTCCTCATCTTCTAAATGTGATTGATCAATGTACTCTTGGTTGAAACCGTAAGTCTCTATCTGAATCAATCGTTCTTTCACTGAGCCTAAGCCCATAGCCACATGGTAAAGATATTCTCTTTCCTTGGTGCAGTGTGCCTCAGTGTTCAGCCACTTCATAAATAAATCTGATAGTATGTCGCCATACGCTTCGGTAAAGAACTCATCCCTTTCTTTCTTAGAAAAGGTAGCCTTTGCCAGAGCAGTCTTAGCATCCGCGAATGGTCCCGGACGGTAATTACCATCAGCTTGAAGTTGTGGTTTGACCTTCTTGTCAATGCCATCTTTATACTTCTTCATCTGTGTTAGTCTCTTGTTGGTTAGGTTTGGGGTCTATTATGTAGACTGAGACCCCATGCAGTCAGATACAGTATCACCCCCTTATCCAGCTAATCCTTGAGGAGCTCCTTGAGGAGCTTCTTCGGGAGAAGTTGGGGCAGCTGCTGATCCGGCAGTAGTAGTCATGACGTTAGCCACAAGTGCTTGTGCCTTTTCATACAGTGTGTCAATGTTAGTTTTGGTGGGCATAGGCTGCTGTTCTTTACCAGCATCTAAGGCTAACTTCGACCATTCCTGTTCAGACTTATCTAATGCAACCATAAGTTGCTTAAGATTATCTTGAATGGCATTCTGGGCTTGTACGTTTGTGTAGTCAATGTTAGCTTGCTGTAAATCGATTGCTAACTTCTGTGTCAACTCTTCGAGCTTCGAGGCTTTCGCCTGAGCTTCCTGATCACGCTTCTGACCTTCTTCTGCTTTAGCTTTAAAGTCCTCTGTGTTGATATCAATAAGATAGTCAAGAGGGTCTAAACCTAGCGCATCAAACGCTTGTACTGCAATAGTGGAAGCTGCAGTTGGAGCTACAACAGCACCTGCACCAGCGTCCCGAAGGGCTGGCAGGATTTGTTGGCCTATCATTTGTAACTTCTGTAACT